AATCGCAGAAGGTGGAGATGTCGAGAAACTCTCGGCTGAAGTCGAAGCGCTGGAAGAGAGAAAAGCGCAGATCGAAAGAGAAGCCGAAGAAAGAAAGGCGCTTCTTAACGAAGTAGCCAGGACTTCCCATGAAGTCGAACCAATGAGAAAGGAAAAAGAAACAATGGAAGAATTAAGAAACAGTAAAGAATATATCGATGCTTATGCTAGATATATCAAGACGGGTGATGACAGAGAATGCCGTGAACTGATTGAAAAGAGAAAAGGCGGTGACGAGGGTGTGGATAGCCACCTCTTTACAATTAATGCGCAGAGCAACGGCACGCTCCCTGTTCCTCAGTTTGTAGCCGACATTTTACACGCTGAATTAAGAAGCGACATCGTTGACGGATTCCGCAAGATGAGAGCCAAGGGCAACGTTTCCATCCCGGTCGAAATCAACGCACCGGCAGCCGCCATTCACACAGAAGGTGGCGCAGAAGTCGCAGAAGAAGCCCTCGAAATTAAAAACGTCCTTCTTACCCCAATCACATATAAAAAGTGGGTAGGCATCAGCGACGAGGCTCTTGATGTTGAATTAATGGATTCCCGTAGTTACCTCGAATATGTCTTTGATGAAATCACCAGGGGCATCATGAAGGCTAGAGAGAAACAGTTCTTTACTATGGTCAAAAACGCTACGACGGGAACAAGCCCGATGGCGGTAACATTGAGCGTAACAAACCGCACAGTTGCCGACTTTGTCAATGCTAGAGCAGAGTTAAATGCAGACGCTCGTGACCTCGTCGTTATCATCAAACCGGCCGAGTACACAGCATATAGAGCCCTTCAGTTAGGCGCACAGTATCCAATTGATGTATTTGACGGCATGAGGGTTATCATTCGTGATATGCCGACCGGCTTCAAATATATCGTCGGTGATTTACGTGGATATATGGAGAACCTTCCAAACGGCGAAGAGATTCAGTTTAAGAAGGACGAAACCACTTTAATGACTAGCGATATCGTTAGAGTACTCGGCAGACTTCCGGCTTCCGTCGGTGTCGTTGGCTACAGCTATTTCGTTGTTAATTATACTGAAGGCTAATGCTTATTAAACTCATTCACGATACCTCTGTCCGCTTTCCTAAAGATTCTATTTTAGAGGTCACGGACGAAGAGGGTAAGAGATTAATCGCCTTCGGCAATGCTGAAAAGGCAGAACCGAAGAAGACGAAAAAGAAGAAAGGGGAGTAATCACTCCCCTTTTTAGGGGGTAATATGAACGAAATGCTAGCAAAGGTAAAAGTCGCCTTGAGAATAACGACCGATGCTTTTGATGACGAAATCACATCCTTGATTGATGCGGCGCATCTCGATATGGGGATCGCTGGTGTCACGATCACGGAGAACGATCTCATCAACAGAGCGGTCATCACCTACTGCAAACTTCATTTCGGAGACCTTGACACGGCTGAATATGACCGACTGAAGGCATCCTATGACGAGCAGAAGGCGCAGATGTCCATGGCGACGGGGTACAGAGCAGAATGAGGAGCAATGTCTGCGAGCTCATGAAAGAGGAATATCAGCAGAATGACTATGGGGTCATGATTCCAGTGACATCAAAAAGACAGGTCTTCTGCGATATCACCTCTGTCTCTGCGAGTGAATGGTTCGAAGGTGGCAGAAATGGTCTTAACCCAGAAAAGAGGGTCAAGATGTTCCGTTTTGATTATGAAGGCGAGAAGATCGCCGAGATCGAAGGCAACACATTTACCATCTATCGAACCTTTGAAGACGGCGACGAGATCGAACTCTATTTAGAGAGAAGAAAAGGGAATGGCTAGAAAAAAGGTCAAGGCTCTCAATCTGTCCTCTGCCGTTGATGAAATGCTGAAGGTATACGGCGATGACGTTTACTCGGTTCTTGGAACGGCCATCAAGGAAACTTGCGAAGATGCCGTGAAGGAATTGAAAGCCGTCAAAACATTCGCACCGGACGGAAATGCGACTGGTGCGTATTCCTCTGATTGGGTCTTTGAAGAGATCCCGGCGAAGAGGTACACAAAGAGAAGCGTGGTGCATAACGAAGAACACTATCGTCTCTCTCACTTGCTGGAATACGGTCATGCAAAACAGAACGGCGGAAGGACAAGAGCCTTTCCTCATATCGCTCCAGTCAATGACAATATGCAAGCGAACATCATCAAGAAAGTTGAGGAAGGAATTCAGAGAGTATGACATATAAAGATATCGCAGATATGATCGAGAGCATCGGTCTTCCTTTTACTTACTATTCCTTTCCGATCGGCAACGTGCCTGACCTTCCTTATATCGTTTTTTATTACCCTAACAATGACGATTTTTCAGCAGACAATAGCAACTATGTTAAGTCTGTACGGCTTAATTTAGAGCTCTACACGAAGAATAAAGACTTCGACACAGAACAGACCGTCGAGAACGTTTTGAACTCTCACGGTCTGTTTTTCGCCCGTTCAGAGCAATATCTGACGAGTGAATCGATGTATGAAGTGCTTTATGAAACAGAAGTAATAATCAAAGGAGAATAAGAATGCCAACAACACCAAACAAGGTAAAATATGGCCTGACTAATGTCTACTATGCGGTGGCGACGTCAGATGGAAACGGTGTGCTCACTTATGGAACTCCAGTCAGATGGCCGGGTGCGGTCAGTTTATCCATGGCACAGCAGAGCGGCGAGACGACCTTCTATGCCGATAACGTTGCCTATTTCAAGACCAACGCTTCCAACGGTTACGAAGGCGACTTTGAATCTGCTCTGATTCCTGACTCTTTCCGCACCGATGTTCTCGGCGAAGTCCTTGATACTAAAGGATTCTATGTCGAGAAGGCAGGGAGACCGACTGTCGAATTCGCTCTGTTATTCCAGTTCGAAGGCGACCAGACCGCAACAAAGCACTGCTTCTATCGTTGCGTTGCCACGAGACCGGATGTCAATGGCGCTACCGTTCAGGAGAACGTCGAAGTGCAGACCGAGTCCATCACATTAACGGCTTTACCGAGAATTAACGATCAGGTCGTTAAGAGCAGATGCCCGTCTGACTCTAACTCTTACGCAACTTGGTTCACCGAAGTACAAGAACCGACCGCTTAAGGAGACAAAAATGGAGAAGACAATCAAAATCGATGGAAAGGATGTTCGATTCAAGGCGACCGCTTCCACAACAAGAAGATACCGTGAGAGATTCAACAGAGATCTCTTGCTGGATATGAATGAATTGCTCCCAAGAGCCCAAAAGGGCGAATTAAAGGAAAGTGACCTTCTTATCTTCGAGAACATCGCCTATATCATGGCGAAGCAAGGAGACCCTTCCATCCCGGAAGACCCTGATGACTGGCTGGATGAATTCGAATTCATGTCCATCTATGAAGTATTACCGCAAGTATTCGAATTATGGGGGCTGAATATGATGACCCTCGATGAGCCTAAAAAAAAAGTAGGCCAACAGAGCGCAAGTTAACTACTGCGCTCTTTTTGTTAAGATGCACAGAGGTCGGTCTTTCCATGGCTGACCTCGACTTCTTAACAGTAGGAATGGTGAACGATATGTTCACAGAGAAATCGAATGACTCCTATGATTATAAACAGTTAGCAACGCAGGACGACTTCGACCGATTCTAGAAAGGAGAGAAATGGCATCCAATAGAATCCGTGGGATTACGATCGAGATAGCTGGCGATACGACAAATCTTCAAAAGTCATTGAAGGGCGTTGATGGTTCGCTAAAACAGACCGAAGACCGTTTAAAAGATGTAAATAAACTCCTCAAACTCGACCCAAAGAACACCGAACTTCTCCAGCAGAAGAACGAGCTCTTATCGAAGGCCGTTGAGGATACCAATAAAAAACTAGCCGAAGAGAAGATCGCACTGGAGCAGTTAAAAGCCGGTGAACAGACCGAGGTGACGATTCAACAACAGAAGGATCTAGAGCGTGAAATCATTGCCACTACACAGTCTCTTGAAGGCTACAAGAAGCAATTAAAGCAGACCGAAGTATCACTCGAAGATGTTGGAAAAGTCGCTGAAACGGTCGCAAATAAGACCAAGGGCTTAAGCACGGCCGCCGCCGCTCTCGGCACGGCTCTGATCGGAAACGCTTATGCCGCAGGCCTTGCCGCTGACGATTTAAACACATTGAGCAAACAGACTGGTTTCTCT